TGTGGTCGGGGCTAACGATGACAGGGCAGAGGCGAAAATAAGAGGATCGGAATTTGCAGGTGCTTTGCTTGATGAGGTTTCTTTATTGCCCGAGAATTTTTTTAAAATGCTTCTATCGAGACTTTCTATAGAAGGATCAAAATTATTCTGTTCTACTAACCCCGACAGTCCTTATCACTGGTTTAAAACTGATTTCATAGATAGAGAAGATGAACTAGACCTTAAGGTGTTTTCATACAATATTAGAGACAATCCAACGCTATCAGAGAAGTATATCAAGGATCTATCCGCCGAGTATCAAGGTCTATGGTACAAACGCTATATAGAAGGGATATGATGTTTAGCTGATGGAGCTGTTTATGATTTCTTTGATGATAATATACATATAATTCAAATGCCCAAATCTGAAGCTACTTATTATATCGTTGGTGTTGATTACGGAACAACAAACCCATGTGTTTTCACTCTTATAGGTTATAATGCAGGGGCATATCCAAATATGTGGCTTGAAAAAGAATATTATTACGATTCAAAAAAAGAGCTAAGGCAGAAATCAGACTATGATTACTCGCTAGATTTAGTAGAATTTATCAGGGGATACAATGTTAAGAGGATTTATATTGATCCTAGTGCTGCTTCATTTAAACAAGAATTACGCAGAAATGGTATTAGCAATGTGACAGATGCTGTTAACGATGTTTTGCCAGGCATTAGATTCATGGGACAATTATTAACCAACGGAACTTTTAAGATTTGTTCTAATTGCGTAGAAACTATAAAGGAATTTGGTAACTATCTATGGGATTCTAAGGCTTCAGAGCGTGGAGAAGATAAACCAATTAAGAAGTTTGATCATTGCATGGACGCAAATCGCTATGCCTTAGTAACTTGCTTCTATAACATGAATCTACGGGAAGAATTTACTGAAGCTGATGCAGATAGATTAGAAAGGCAGTACTACAAAAGATATAATTAAATATTTTTATTCAAATTGAAAATAATTCAAAAATTTATTATAATAAAGAAAAAGAGACGAAATAACTTTACATATATTTTCATATTATGTAATGGCCCTTCAAGGAAAAAATCATGGCTAGATTATCAATCCTATCAATTCTAGTGCTTATTTTTCTACAAAGTTGCACTCAACTCGTAGATTGGCAAACTAAATATCCAGACAATATGCTAGAAGAATATATTGAAGACTTTATAAAAAGTAATACTGAAAAAGATATCGATTTGACACCAATTTCTGGAGATGAAACACAACAGTTTTAAAAGACTCTGACCAACCCTAGCAATAGGAGAGTCAAACACACGTGAGGCACATTAATGAGCGATAATTCTATCGTCCGTGAATATAATGAACAGTACGAAGAAGACTACTATTCAGTCAATCCTTTCTATCCTTTAGCTGAAACTGACCTTAGAACATATCTGGGCGATCAGTGGAATCAGCAAGAAAAACAGAAGCTATTTGAAGAAGGAAGAAATGTATTATCTTTCAATTATATTCGTAGGAATATCAATCTATTAACTGGATATCAACGAAAACACAGACAAAGCTCTGTAGTCACTCCAACAGAAGAATCCGACCAATTAGCAGCAGATCAGCGTACTCAACTTCTATTACACGCCTTTAATTATGGTGATGGCTACAAGGCTATATCAGAAGCTTTTGGCGGTGCAATAAAGACTGGTTTTAATCTACTTGATATATGGGTGGATTATAGAGATGATCCTATTAATGGTGATATAAAATTCGGTCGTACTCCATATAATGGATTTATTACTGATCCCAACTGGTCTCAGCTAGATTTTTCAGATTGTTCTCATGTTATCAAACGGAAATATCTATCTATAGACCAAGCTTCCTCGTTACTTCCTGGACAAAAAAAAGATATCGAAATGTTAGCTAAAGAAGGATTGTCAAGAGACGATAAATTTACATGGCTTCCATATCAGCGACAGCCAAATGGACAAGATTACGTTTCATATAACGAATACCATAAACAAGGTTGGGAAATGATTCCAATGCTTGTTGATGATGAAACAGGCGAATTTACAGAATGGGAGGGTGATGCTGAAGGCTTAAAGTTTTTCATGCAGCAATATCCACAACTAAAGAAAGTAAAACGTCCTAAAAAATATGTAGATACTCATATCATCGTTAATGATCAACACATGCGAACAGAGCGAAATAGATTCGGTTTAAATGAGTATAGTTTCGTACCAATGGTAGGAATTTTCGAATCAGAAGCCGATTCATGGGCTTTAAAAATGCAGTCATTAGTTCGTTGTCAATTAGATCCCCAAAAAGAAACCAATAAACGCCGATCACAGATGATAGATATCGTTGACTCTAGTATCAATTCTGGATGGATGGCTAAAAAGTCGTCAGTTGTTAATCCAAGATCGTTATTCCAAACTTCCCAAGGTAAAGTTATTTGGAAAGATGAAGGATGTCAGCCTGGCGATATTGAGAAAGTACCACAATCTCAGATTCCTCCTGGTATTTTCCAATTACAACAGCAATTCGACCAAGATATAATGAATATATTAGGTGTCAACGATGCTTCATTTGGTCAAACAGAAAACGCTCAAGAGTCAGGGTTAATGATGATGATTAGGCAGAGTGCTTCAATCGTCAATCTACAAGATATATTTGATAATCTACGCTATGCCCAAAAATTAATATCTGGAAAGGCTCTTAAAATAATACAAACTTGGAAGCCTGAAAAAATAGAAAGGATAATAAATCAAAAACCTGATCCTAAATTTTTTGATGAAGATACATTGAAATACGATATCAACGTGCAAGAAGGTGTATTAACCGACGATCAACGTCAAATATACTTCAGACAGCTATCAGAATTATACACAATGACAGGTGGACCACAAAGTAGCGTAGTTACTCCGTCAATGCTTGCTAAGGCAGCACCGCTACAAGGAAAATCTGAGTTTAACAAAGAAATAGAAGAAAACCAGAAATCACAACAACAGCAAGCACAACAAGCACAGCAGAAAGAGCAACAAATACTACAGTCTCAGCTTGAATTGAATAAAGCTAGTGCTATTGAGAAAGTAGCAGGTTCAAAAGAGCGTTTCACTCGCTCAGTCGCCAATATGGGATTGGAAGATTCTCGTGCGGCCGATGCCATCGATTCTAGGGCTTCAGCAGCACTTGATAAGGCTAAGGCAATGAAAGAGCTACAGGCTATGGATGACGATAGACTAACCAAATATATGAATATCATCTCAATGATGGAAGAATCAGGACGACAGAAAGAAGAGCAAGTAAAAGAAGATGACGTAGCAGTTTCTGCAAGAGGAGAGCAAATAGCAGCTCAACAAAATCAAATACAACAACCTTCGGAGGGTTAAAAAATGAAAGACAACAAAGGAGCCACAGCTCTCGGGCTGAAAGATAATGCTCAAGCTTCTCCAGTAAAATCAGTAACAACTGATGCTGAAAAATATGATATGGGAAGATTACAAGAAAAAAAAGTAGGACCTAGGGGATATCCTAGCGAAGCAATAAAAGGATCAATTTATAAATAGAGGTCAATGATGGTTCAGGAGACTGGGGAGACCCGTAATGCGATCATAGAAGACGACAACAAATTACTACAAGAAATTATTGATACTAATAAAGACAAAGTAAATCCGTATTGGATTGTAGTATTTGCGAAACCTTCCAAGGTCAATGTAGATGGTAAACCCACACTGATAAAACATATTAAAGCATACACAACTAAGCCACCTCCACAGGTGGGAATGATTGTAGGTGAAGTTAATAATCACAGAGGAACTGTCCAATGGGATGTCAACATGCCGCAAAAGCCATTCGATTTTAATGCTTTACAATTAGTAGGAGCGAAATCCTGTAATGAGGTAGTCACAGAAACTACATCTATACCAGGAGCTTATATAACACAATAGTGCCGCCGACAGTAGCAACCAACCCTAGAAATAGGTGCTACAACGGGCGAGTTTTAAGGAGCTATACGCAATGAATCAAGAATATAACGTTTCGGGCGATCAAAATTTGGATGCCGCCGATCCAGCATCAGTTGAAACTAATCAAGATCAACCAGAGCAAGTAATAGAGGAATCTACTCAACAAGAGCAGAACGTACCTTTATCCGCTTTGCAATCTGAAAGAGCGAAAAGACAATCGATGGAAGATGAACTCCGAATGATAAAGGATCATTTGGCTTTAAATCAGGTTCAACAATCTCAACCCCAACAAAAGCAAAAAGATGATTTTGAAGGGATGGATGATGGTGATGTTATGACAGTCGGTGAATTTAAAAAACTCACTTCTGGATTAACTAACAAATTCCAAATGACGATTGAAGAAATGAAGATGAGCCAGAAAAATCCAGACTATCAGGATGTAATCACAAGATATTTACCCGATGTATTGAAAAATAACCCAGGGCTTAAAAATACCTTACAAAAGACTCAAGATTATGAGCTTGCCTATTATTTGGCTAAAAATTCCGATACTTATCGGACAGAGAATAAACAGAAGAAAAAATCCGTTGATGCACAACGCATAGTTGCAAACTCCTCAAAAACGAGCAGTTTATCGAGCATGGGTTCACCTTCTCCAATCTCTCAAGCTAAACGATACAAGGACATGTCAGATGATGAATTTTCGCAGGTAGTTAATAGGCACATGGGATAACCAAACCTAGGAGTTTGAAATGACAATGACAACAACTGCGGTACTTCCACCAGCCGTTCGGGAATACTATGATCGCTTACTTTTGATGACAGCTTTTCCAAGCTTAATCCACACAAAGTTCGCTTAACTTGTACACATTTATGTGTTAAACTGGGCGAAGTAAAATGATTTCTAATTCGGGGAAACTCCGCAAAGGACAATCCCGAGCCAAGCCGCAAAGGAAGGTGTAACGACTATGTTTAGTAATAAACTAGAATTTAAAGGAGCAGTAATAGGGATGTTACTGGGAGATGCTTGTATACCAAAAGTTCAAAGAGGTATAAACGCTGCTTTGAGAATTGGACATAGTATCAAACAAAAAGAGTATCTTTTACATAAAAAAAAGTTATTATCATTATTAACTGAGTGTAGAGTATATGAACCATATATTCACGTCAAAGATAAGAAATATCAAACAATAACTTTAGATACGAGAACACATCCTTTTTATACAAAACTTAGAGAACACTTCTACTATGATGGAAGAAAGACAATAGATGAACATTTATTAAAATGTTTAACTCCTCATGGATTAGCTCTATGGTATCAAGATGATGGTTGCTTAACAAATCATGAAGATTTTTTAACCCCATTTCTTTGCACTCATGGATTTAATAAAGTAGAAGTTGAATTATTATCTAGGTTTTTACAAAAAAAATTTGGTCTTCAATGGAGACTCAGGAAAGATAAGCAATATTACGCACTGAGACTCAGAAGAAGAGACAAACAAGCATTTTTTGATTTAATTGCTCCATATATGCATGAAAGCATGATGTATAAAATGAGATCTGATGGTAAAGAACCACAAAATAAAGATCCAGTAATACTAAATTGTCAATATTGTAAAAAAGATTTTGAAGTCCCATATAGATGGAGAAATCGCAAGTATTGTTCATGTTTATGTTATCATAATTCTAGAAGTGAAAAACGTGCGGAATCACAGAGTTAATACTCTGAATATATAGTCTCCTCTGCATAGCAATATGCAGTACCTATAGAAATATAGAGTAATAAGATCTAGCAGAGACGTATTCTTCCTGAAAAAAATGGCGACACAATAGTATTTAGAAGATACTCAAAACTTGACACAGTACCTATTCCTTTAGTAGATGGCCGTACTCCTCCAGGAGCACCTCTATCAGCTACAGATATCAAGGCTCGTGTTAGTTTTTATGGTAACTTCGTAACAATAACTAATCAAGTTCAACTAACTGTTGAAGATAGAACATTGAACGAAGCATCAAAACTTCTTTCTCAAAATTTAGCACAAACAATTGACGAAGTTACCAGAGATGTCTTAGCCTCAACGACTTCCGTCCTACAATGCAGTAACGGAATCAACGGAGAAACTCCAACAGAATTGACAAAAAGTGATATTGATGCCGCTACTAAAATTTTATTAGGTAACGATGCTGAGATGATCAGTTCAGTTATAACTGGATCAACAGGTCTAGGTACAAGTCCAACAAGACCAGCTTTCTGGGCTTTCATGGATACTGATCTTTTAGATGATTTAGAAGCTGTAGCTGGATTCCAGAATACAAGCAATTATGCATCTCAACAAACTGTTTTAGACTCAGAATGGGGTTCTACTGGTAATGTTAGGTGGCTTTATTCTTCAGCAGGTAGCGTAAGTGATGCTGCAACACCTGTCTATAACAATATTATAGTAGGTAGAGAGGCGTACGCTGTAGTTCATCTAAAATCTGAAACAGGAAATTTCTACATTGAGCCATTAGGTTCTGGTGGTTCAGCAGATCCGCTTCACCAAAGAGGAAGTATCGGTTGGGATCATCCATTTGTTTCCAGAATATTGAATGATTCATTCATGCTTAATTTAATGTCAACACACAGCTAGGAGTAGTTTTATGTCACAGATGAAAGTTTGGGGATGGACTAACCCAGCAACTGCGGTTGTAAGAAATGAGTCTATAGGTTTTACAGTAAGTGAAATCACAGTAACTAACATCACAGATGGAGCTCAGTATAACTGGAACTCATCTATGGCGGATGGGTATTACGTCACAGTAAGCTCTGGAGCAGTTACAACATCTAATGGTTTCACACCATTAGCACAATCAACAGCAGTAGGAGCAACTATTTCTGGTTTCACTAACGCAGCACCAGGAGTTTTGACTGTAAATGATACAGCAACTTTTGGTTTTGCAGCAGGCGATACAGTAAAAGTATGTGAAGTAGCAGATGATTTAACAGGAGATGCAAGCTTGAATAATACATTCACAGTTGCTTCTGTTACAGCTACTACAATCACACTAGTTGAAGATACTTCTGTAACTGGATATAGCGTTTATGTATCAGGCGGAAAAGTAACTAGAGTTTCAGATTCTGATGGTAAAGCAGTACCAATCGAAAACCTAGCAATAGGTGGAATTACTTTAGGAACAGGCGTTGTCGGAACTAATGATGACGTTATGGTTGCAGTAGTTCATGGAGAGAACGTAGTTCTTTAGTAGCTACAAATAAGAAACCAACAAGGGTGTGGGAGGCTTAGTTCCTCCCTCCCTTTTCTAATAAGAGGAAAATATGAGCGAAGTAAAAAACCGAAAAAAAGATATAGCATTACTGAAAAAATTGCCAATAATTGGCAAGCAACCAGTAGATGAAAAGGAAGAAACTTTCCTTCGAGAGGTATGTCAATTCGAGTTTTACAACCTTGAAGAGCCAGGATTAAGCCAGAGATTTCCATACGGAAACTCAAAAAATCACCATAATTTTACATTATTTCATGGTGGAAAATATACCCTTCCAAGATTCATAACACAGTGGGTTGAATCAAGAAGTAAACCGATTTGGGAGTGGCGACCAGATGGCAATGGTGGAATGACAAAAAAACTAATTGGAAAAGATTCACGTTTTCAAATGAGACAAGTATTCGGAGAATAAAATGAGCACATGGACTTTAGCAAAGATAAGGCAGAAAGTTAGACAAGTAACTGGGCGTTTTAGTGAAGAAGATTTATCTAATGATAATATCGATGACTATATAAATAACTACTATTTATATACTTTTCCAGCAGAAGTAAAACTTGAGCAAAAACATACTGTTTACGAGTTTATAACAACTGCAAATCAGGCAACTTATTCTGCCCCAGATGCACTATTCACTAACTATGAGCCACCAGTAACAGTCAACAACTTATCAATGCTATGGTATCAGGATTTAGCACGTTTTGAAAATGAAAACCCATTACAATATAATTTTACTACCCCTTGGACGGGTGACGGGATTACAACCACTTTTACTACAACATTATCTGGTTTCCCTATATACCCGTCTACTTTAACTATATCAGATAATACTGAGTTGTTTGAAGACGTAACAACTGAATACACTTCAACAGATATCACTATTACAGGGTCTGAAGGTGGTACAGCTACTATAAACCTATCGACTGGTGTAATATCAGCAACATTTATAGCAGCACCAACAGACGGACAAACAATCTACCTAAACTATATTCAGTTCAGTGCTAACCGACCCGAAGCAATGCTGTATTACTCTAATACCTTCACATTATCACCAGTGCCAGATCAGGCATACGTTATAAAGATGGGAGCTTATAAGGTTGTAGATGCCTTAGAAAACGCTACAGATACCCCAGAATTAAATGAGTGGGGTCCTTGTATAGCATACGGAGCAGCAAGAAGTATCTTTGCTGATTTTGGAGAAAATGATGCCTATTCAGAGACCACAGCCTTATATAAAGAGCAAGTTAATTATGTATTAACTAGAACGGAACAAGATTTACTAAATGTTAGAGCAATGCCTAACTTTTAAGGAGTGAAAATAAATGGTTTTTGACAAATCCAAACCGACTAACTCTACAAAATTAAGAAATCTAGGCGAAGAAACACGACCTAATTGGGCGGCTATAGAATCCGCTGCTGATACTTTTAAACCAGAAGGCCTAAATTTAGATAAAAACGCAGTAGATAGAACAGCCATAGCCGATGCTATAGTAATGTATAATAAAGCTAATGAATTATATGCAATTGACCCATCATCAGTAATTACAAAATTAACTGGTGGTAGTTTAACAGCAGCCGCGAATGGTAAAATTATACTTCCAAATGGTTTAGCCTTTATTTGGGGAACAGGAAATGCAAACACAACATTTACAAGCAAGAATTTAGCAGTTAGCGGTTTTGCTAATAATTGTTTTCATATTTCTGGAAGTGCTAAAGGTGGTACTAAAACAATAGGATTTAATATTGTAAGTAGAACCCAATATGCCGTTAAATGTGATTCAGGAACTTCAGATTATTACTATTTTGCTATAGGAAATTAAGAGGCATAAAATGACTTTAATTGCTCCATTTGCCACTGGTTTAGATAAAGATCAAGAACCTTGGTTAGCTCCTCCTGATTCTTTTAGAGAGTTAGATAATATTCACATAAAACATGGATATTTGCAGAAAAGACAGGGATATAGACCATTTGGCACTCTAATAGATACAGTGATAAGTATTTCTGATATTTCTCAAGCGGCTAATGGAATAGTAACAACAACAGCAGCACATGGGTTTACTACAGGAGATGTTGTTTATTTTAGTGATGTTTTAGGAATGACTGAGATCAATGATACTTCATTTACAATAACTGTTACTGCACCGACTACTTTTACTATTGGAGTTGATACTACTACCTACACAGCCTATATAAGCGGTGGAACGATTACAAATACTACTCAATATAGAGTAATGGGCATAACTAGGTATGTAGAGGCTAGTGGAGCTCAAACAACAATAGCCTTTAATGCAAGGCGAGCATTTCGATATAATATAGCAGTTGATCCAGCTTTATTTTTACAATTAGATGTAGCAGATATTTTTAGCTCAGGAGAACACGATTATGTTTGGTCAGCTAATTGGCAGTCTGGTGGAGGTACTAACAGACTTTATTTTACAAATGGAAAAGCAGGAACTCCTGAAGGTGCTGCTACAGTTGATGGGATTCGGTATTACGATGGAACGACTGATGATACTTTAACAGTAGCCTTAAATCCTCGTTTAAGTCCAGACACATTAACTAGAAGGACATTAGACGGCGGAAAGTTAATTTTTTCAATGGGACAACGATTACTAGTTCTACATACCTATGAATATGATCATGGAACAGCAGTAACGAAAACTTATCCTCAACGAGCTAGATGGTGTGCAAAACAGCAGCATGATAATTGGAACGATGTAGTTGCAGGTGGTGGTGGTTATACAGATGCTGCTACTGGCGAACAGATAATATCAGCTAGACAATTACAAAATCAGATAATAGTATTTTTCACTAATTCTGTATGGTCATTAACAGCTACCTCAGATCCTAATAGAGCATTTAAGTGGCAAAGAATTAATAATTTCAGGGCTTGTGATGGAAAAATGGCATCTATTGGGTATGATAGATATGTTGTGGCTCTTGGAATTAGAGGTATAACAGCAACTGATGGAGTTGAAACAAGAAGAATAGACGATAGAATAAGCGATTTTACAATTAATGATATCAATGTAGACGAATTTAAAAAAGTATATTGCGAATGAAGTTATGCAGAAAAAAAATGGTGGACTCTCTATAATAGTTCTGATGTTATAGACGATGAAAGTAATAATTCATTAATTTATGATGACGATTCTAAAGCTTTTTCCACTTATTCGATAAATTTAAACTGTCTAGGATTTGGTAATTTCTCGGAAGATTATACTTTAGATGATTTTGCAGCAGATACAGACCTAGATTTAGCTTTAGATGATTTTGCTGATGAAACGTTAACATCATATTTTTGGCAAGATAATCAAGAAGCGTTTCTTGGTGGTGATATAAATGGCAATATCTTTGTTTTAGATACAGATGGTGATGATAATGGAACTGATATAAACTCAACATTTACCACAAATGCTTGGGATCCATTTAAAGATGAAGGGAAAGAGAGCCAATTAAACTATATAGATTTTTATATAGATACACATCCAACAACTACTGCAACAGTATCATTTTACAAAGATACAAATAGCTCTCCTTATGTTTCTAAAAATATGGATTTTTTACCTAATCTAAATTTTGTAGCAGCAATATCTGGAGCGACTCAAGCAAATCCCGTTAGTATCAATGCTGACAATCATGGACTATCTACTGGCGATAACATCTATATCTATGGTGTTACTGGCATGACTGAAATAAATAGTGGAGAATCATCTACATCTTATACAGCAACAGTTATTGATAACGACAACTTTACGTTAGATGGGATAAATGGACTTGCCTTTTCAGCTTTTGAAGGATCAGGCGGTATTTTCTTAAAAAAATTCTACAAAACTAAGACCTATAAAAGAGTATATGCTGGTGGCATAGGTTTTCAGCATAGAATTAGATTCACTTCAAATGGCACAGATAAACCTTTTAGAATACATGGGTATAAACCGAATTTTAAGAAAAGAGGGGATAGAAACACTAACTAATGAGCTTACCATCGAATATAACATTACCTCTGAGAGTTGATTATCAAAATGGTGAAGATATGGATAGATATTTAACCGATCTAGTTGGCGAAATCCAAGGAATGTATGAAAATCTTACAAATAATGTTAATGGTTTTATCAGAAATAATGCCGATACCGACCAGTCAAAATGGACTCCAACAATAAGTACAACAGGAGTTGCTGGAACAATTACATATACTAGGCAAGTAGGCTGGTCTGTTAGACAAGGAATCTATACAGAACTATGGTTTGACATTGAATGGTCTGCAATAGGAACTTCGACTGGCAAGGTATATATCGATCTCCCTTATAAAGTTACATTATCAGAAGGTATGCCATTTATAGGAACTATTCAATTAGGAAGTATACCATTTAGTCCATATACATCTTCTTATGTGAATGCAATACCTGACACATATAAGGCTAGTGTATGGCTCTCTAAAGCAAGTGCTGTCCCATTTGAAGCTAATATATCAGCTACTGGTAGATTTATAGGTCATATTAAATATATAGGACTAGAAGATTCTTAATATAGGAAAATAAAATGAAAAAAACAGATGAACTGAGATTCGTGAGGGCAATGAGTCCTGATATCGTACCTCATTATTTGATCGAGCAAGTAAGAGACAGAAGCTACAGCGTTGAAGATTTTTTCAAATATCAACAAATAAACTGCATGAGCCAGACAGTAGACGGATTTAAGATAAATCCATTTAACCATTTATATGTTTTAGCTAATTCAGAAAACATCGTAAAAGGTGTTTTATGGATGGTGGTTGATCCTTTAGCTAAAGATGTAGTGATACAAACATATTCAATAGATAAAGAATATTGGAACAAAGGCTATGCAGTTAAAAAGATAGCAGAACACGTCAAAGATATAGTAGTAAAAGCAAATCTAAACAAAATTTTCTGGGTTACAACATATCCTCGACATAGCGAACGATACGGATTTAAAAGATCGAAAAATATACTAATGGAATACGATCCAAAGAAAGAAAATATAGAAAAAAAACCTAAGAAAATCAAAAAAGAAATCAAAAAAATATAATATGGGCAACACATTTAATTTAAAGTTGCAAGGAGGATAAAGTGGGTGCGACAATGTTAGGTGGTGTTAGCCACGATGGAAATGTGGATTTATTAAATCCTCAGCAGCAACAATATTTAAGCGGAGCAATGCAAGGGACTGATCCGAAACAATTCGAAGATATGTTTCAAAAATCGTTCGTTGATCCAGCACAGCAGAATTTACAAAGACAGATAATTCCTGGTATAAAAGAACAGTTCATGGGACAGGACGAAAGCGGTTCTTCAGCATTAAATCAAGCTCTATCGCAATCAGCTACAGATTTAACAAGCTCATTAGGCAGCCAATACATGAATCAATATAATATGGCTCAAGGTAGAGGGATGCAAGCAGCGGGAACTCAACAATACTCTCCAATGATACATGAGCAGCAAGGTATTTTGGGAGATATTATTAAGGCAATTGGATCAATTACTGGCGGAGCAATGAGGTAATAAAATGGTAACTAAATTAACATATGGGTCAGGTCTAGGTGAAGGTTTAAGTAGCTTAGGAGCTTCTATTGGGCAAGCTCTTCAAGAAAGAACAAAGAAGCAAAGATTAAGAGATATAATGAAACCAATGGTAGACCCTGACCAGCAACAAGGACAACCTCCATCTGATCAACAGCAATATCAACAACCTCAATCTGATTCTGTCTTAGAAGGTGTTGTAGGTAAACCACAAGAACAAGAGGGAGTAGAAGAACAGCAGCCACAACAAGAACAAGTACAAGTACCAGTAGCAGATCAAATTTATAATAAAAAGATGGCTCAAGTTCAGTATTTAAAAAAACAAGCTGCTGCATTAGAAGTTGAAGGATATCACCCTCAAGCCCAGATGATGATGCAAGAAGCTCATCAACAAGAACAGTTTCTTCAGCAAGAGAGATTACAAGATAAGAAATTAACTGAAAAAGTAACCTCTGAAAAAGAAAAAAGAGCGTTTGACGAGAATAAGCCATATTATGAAGATTTAAGTAAGAAAAGAACGGAGATGGGAAACCAACAGGCTAACTTATTAAATATCAGAGATACGTTGAAAGATAGCGGTGGGAATATTTCAAAACTTAGGAATTTAATTTCAACTTTTGCTCCATTTGATGCTCAAGATTATATAAAAGATGCAAACGCCCAACAGTTATCTAGTTTTGTAAAAGATTTTTTTGTGGCTGATTTAAAAGGTATGCCAGGAGGATCAAAACTCAACCAATTAATAGAAAAAAACTTATTATCAGCTCTTCAATCTCCAGGAAAAACTGAAGAATCTAATCAGAAAATTACAGAGTTCCAACAGTATAAACAAGATGTTGTTGGGAAAGAGATAGAGATATTTGATAGAATGAGGAACCAATATTTAAAAGTTGGAAGAGAGCCTCCAAGAGGTATGCAACAAAAAGTTCACGAACAATTAAAGCCATATGTTATGGAAAAGCAAAAAGAGTTGATTCAGACATATACTGATATAGATAAAGGTAAGTTTAAATCAGCACAAATGTTAAATATGCCATTTGCTAAAGAAGAAATTAAAGATACACCAGCAAAACCTGGATTTACTTGGGTTATGTCGCCACAAGGTAAGCCTGTCCAAGCTCCAAATAATCAATTGGATCAATGGTTGAATGCTGGAGGAAAATTAATAAGATGAGTACACAATTAGATTGGTCATCGCTTGAAGGGTTAGAGTCTAAACCTAAGCCACAAGCAGATCCACAAGCTACAAGTCCTGATGCTCAGCAATTAGACTGGTCATCTCTTGAAGGTTTGCCAGATTATGAAACTCGTTCTGCTACTGAAAAAGAAGGTTTATTAAAAACAGGAACAAGATATGCAGTTCAACCTATACTTGGTGCTGCTGAAGTAACAGCTCCTGGTATAATAGCTGGAGCTTGGCAAGCACTCGGTGCAGGTGAAGGACTAGCAGAAATGCAAGATTGGGAATACGGAAATAAAGAAGCAGAGTTAAGAAAGAAATTTCCACAAGCTCCATGGAAAGAAGAACCAGTATTTGACAAAGAGAAATATATGGAAGCTTTAAATGTAGCATCCAGCACAGTTCCAACTGTTTCAAATATTGCTTCATTTTTAGAAAAAAACACAGGATTACCATTAGAAGCTCGAACTAAATTGCAAGAAAGATTAAGGCTTGCAGGTAGTGCAGGTAAAATACGTCCTGGTGGAATAGCTAAAAAAGCAACAGCAGCAGTAATTGCACCTACTGTTTCTGAAGGACTAAGAAGAGCAAAAGTTCCTGGTGCTATAGCCGACATAGCTGGCTTAGGAGTTTCTACTGGTGTTCCAATACCTAAAGCAGAAAAGGTAGTTAAACCATCAGGAATGCCAACTAGATGGTATGAAAGTTTAAAAAAAGAAACAAAATTAAGCCCAACTCAATATACAAAAGTTAAAGAAGCCGTTGAAAAAGATGTAAAATCAATAACTGGTGATCTAATAAAATCAGAAAGTAAAACTGCTAGAGCAATGGAAGAATTTCCAGATTTCAATGAAAAATTAAACAAAGGGTTTGAACGAGTTTCTGAACTTTCTGAAAATATAGAGGGAACTGTTAGGAATTATGATGTTAAAAAATCATATAGAAGTAGGGTTAATTCAAGGGAAAGTAAAGGTATATCTCCTGATGAATTTGAAAGAGCTTATTTAAAAGAATCAAGAAAACTATATAAATCAATCCCAGATTTTGAAGATGCTTCTGTTAAACAATTAGTAGATCAGTTTAGAAAAAACAATAAAAGTTTCGGTGAACTATATGAACCAGGGCAATCTGGAGCTTTAAATAGAGCTAAA